ATTTTAAAGTTGTCAATCGAACCACTTGCATTTAATCCGCTACCACTTGCGTAGTAAGTCCATCTAAAGTTGTAATCACCAGTTTCTCTTGCCGTGAACTTTACAGATGGTGACTGACTTGATGTTATATATCTTAAGTTATTGTCGTAGTCGTTGATATCTACTAATCTACCTGTTGGTGTTTGGATTGTAAACTCAACACCCAATGCACTACCATCACCTCTTTGAGATGGGAAATTTCCTGGGTCGATTGTAAAACTTGCAGTATAAATTGCATCAACTTGTAAAGGATATGTTCTATTAAGTGTTGCTCCACCAAAATCAGATGCGGTTATGTTTAGTAAACCATTTGCTACAAACGCTGACCCTGTTACTCCTGCCGAGTTTTCAAGTCCTTCATTTAAAACATATGTACTCGGTAGTCCATTACTGGTCACAACTGAAAATTGGTCGAATACCAATACACTCTCATCCACAGTTCTAAAAAGTAGGAAGTTATCAATTGACCCCGCTGAGCCATCTGCTCCATTATCATCAAAGAAAGTATATTGTAATTTATGAACTCCTGGCATACTTGCTGTAAATGCCATTTTATAAGTTGCAGTAGATGTTAGTGATTCTTGGAATCCGACAATATCATTATTTAGTAAAGAACCACTTGGGTTGATTACATTGAAATCAACGCCTGATAATGAACCTCTGTTGAAATCAAATTGTAATTGGTATATAGAACCTGCCTCTAACGAAGATGATAGGTTTGCCGTACCACCACTAAACTGAGAAGAGGACATTTGCATTCTTCCACCTGATACAAATAGTATTGGGTCACTTCCATCTTGTCCTTTAATTTTGTCTACTAACTCAAACCCACCAAGACTTCCTGCGAAGTCTACTGATGCGAGTAGTGAATTAATTGTATCTGCGTCAAGAGGTTCACCTACTTTAGCTCCTGCAATATTCCAACTTGTACCTGTTGTTCTTTCTGTCCAAGTACATCCTTCTTCATGATGTGGTGTGTCTGCCTCTTGTCCCAATCCCTCTACCCAAGATTCTTTAATTGGATATACAAATAAATCATAATTATCTTGGATTGCACTTGACTCTACATTTTCTAATCTTAATCTATATTGAGGTGATGTGATTGTACCATTAGATACCGATTGAGAAATGTCGTTTAGGTCGAACTCAAGTAATGCTCTACTGTTACCCAATAGAGTTGTGTTATCAGTATCGTATAACTTCCCAACCTCAAGAATTTGGTCTTTACCTGTATTCTGAGCTTTACGATTTGAATCTTCGTAAATTGTAGTATCTTTATTTGAATATATTCTATAAATCATATTTTAACCTTTAAAATAATGGTACTACTCTACCTCTAACATCTTGGTCTGGATATTTTATTTCAAATATAGATGGGTCTTTTGGTGGATAAACTACACCATTTCGTGTTGCACCCTTAACATCATATCGTTTGTTTGAATATGTCCCACCATACTTGTTGGTAATTTGCAATCCACCCAATCCGTCTTTGTCTGGTCTTACAACACTTTGTACACCATCAACTTCATCCAACATTACATATAAGTCAGATAAGATTATTGGTTGATTAATACTTCGTTTGTCTACTTTAAAATAATCTCTTATTTTCTGAATACACTTTAATAAAACATCATTTCCGTTATAGTTTGGTTTTACAACGATTTCAAAATCAACACCAATGTTTACAATGTATCCATTTTTGATATTGATTGCATCAGTTAATATTCTATAATAAGATAAATAATTTCTTAGATTAAATTTAGTTGCATCGTTTAATGCAGTTAATTTCTTTTCTTGGTCATATCCTAAACAATAAAAGTTTATACCTAATGGATTTACAACTTTTGTGTTTGAGTTTGGACCACTATCATCAAGCGGAGTTTGTATTTGAAAATCTGGAGCTACATATGCTTTTGCTATCGAACCAAATTGTGGTGGTAGTGCGTATGCTCTAACTAAGTAATCCTCTTTTGTTACACTTCTATTCTGTGCACTAAAATATGCTTTTGCATTTTCTCTTACTTCTTCTAACTCTTCTTCAAACTTACCACCTCTTGCTGGCTCGTCATTAACTACCGCTAGTGATTGTTTTATTTCGTTAAATAATGCACCATCTAATCCTGTTCCTGCAGTTTCTATTGTTACATCTGCAAGACCCGTTAAGTCGCCTGATATTACATTGTCTGTTACTCCCTTACCAACTCTATAAGTTACAGTTAAAGTTTGGTTTGCAGGTGCAATACCATATGTTCTTGAATATAAAAAGTTAGATGGGTCTATTCCTTGATTTAAGTTTCCACTCGCGTTGTACAAAGCAGAACCAACATTATCTGGATTAGGTAATAATTCTTCGTCTGCATTTGAAGATACTCCTGCACCAAACTGAATTGAAATTTCCCCTTCGTCTGTAATTCGTGTTACATATCTTTTAGGAACTTTTTTTAATTTTAACAATGCGGGTGTATCTGCGTTAAATGCCGAATATCTTAATGAGTATTCAGATGTGTTTGGACTTTCTTCAAATACAGTATCTTGTCCAAGGTAATCTACCTTTGTCCAATCTTCCCCATCATCATCTGATATTTTAATTACATCAATTAATCCGTCTTCATCTGATAACTTTATTTTGTCATATATTTTTGGTGCGCCAAAAGTAAATGTTTTTGTTTTTTCTTTTCCACTTGTCGCCTGTACAAATTTCTTAAGTAAGTATTTTACTGGCAGGTTTGTACTATCATCTATTTGATAAACAGAAACTTCAGTCGGGTCAAACGAAGATGAATAGTTGAATCTAACTTTTTGATTTGTACTGAATTCAATTTCACCATCTGACTCTGCAGTTATCTTTGCACCTTCTTTAATTGTTAATGCGTATCTCCAATCAGGTCTTACATTTGCACCACTACCAATCGCAGGTACTAATTGGAACATAGTAATCTGTGCCGTAGCTGGAACATTTAATTTTGGTTTATATCCATATGCCTGTGAAATAGCAAATATGTTTTTCTTTTCTTGAGCTTGTTCTAATATAGATTCTCTAAGTTGGACATCAGTATAATAAGAAAGAACATCACCTACATACGATGATAGTTCCATCATCATCATACCTGGAGATGATTCGTTGAAATCATTATAAGTTTGGGGAAAATAAGTTTTTGCAAAATCAACAAGATTACTTCTTATTGACCCAAAATCCCTTCCTATTAACTTAACATCCTTTTTAATTTTGTCTGCCATATCTTATTACCTATGCTATTGATAGACCACCTTGGTTATCTACCTCTACTATAATTATCTGATTTGCTCCACTTTCTCCTACTGAAAATGAAAAAGTCATGTTTACTCTATTTTCGTCTTCAAGTGATTCAATTATTATTTCTTCCATCTTAATATAGGGTAACCAGAATTTTATATCTTTTTCTAATCCTGCTTTTAAACTATCTAAGAGTTCTCTTGTTATATTTTCAAATAAGAATGAAGGTATATCTGTTCCAAATAATGGTTGAAAAGGTCGTTCACCTTTTCTTGTTAGTAACAAGTTTTTTAAATTAGATAAAGCTTGTTCTTCTGTTGTAAATGTACTACTAAATATAGGAGTACCACCCAATGGGAATGGTATTCCTATTGCCACATTCTTTTTTAAATCTAATGGGTTTATTTTTTTAGTAGGTCTAGCCATTATACTCTACCCTTCTTCTTATCAATTGCTTTCATTAAACCTGAATAATCTTTTGTCAATGCTTGACCAACGCCTGAATTCATAACTGCGTTTACATCTACTGCTTTTCCGTCAGAGTCAACCTGAGGTATCATTGATTGTGGTGTTGGTGCACTACTCAATCCCATCATTGATGCCATCGTAGCTCTGTCCATACCTTGTGCATTATTTGCAGTCAAAGTTCCACCACCCATCGTTGGCCAATTATCAACTGTTTCATTTAATAACTCGGAAAATTTTCCGTCTTTAAATTTAACATTTGGTTTCTTAACCTTTTTAGTTGGTTGAGGTTTACTCATTTCTTGAATGATAGATTCACGAATAGCAAGTTTTTCTTTTGCTACTTGTTTTCTAACCTCTTCTTTTATTAATGTTCGTATAGCTTTTACAAATTTATTCGTGTCCATAGTAATAAATAGTTTTATATATAATTATTGTTTCATTAAATTTAACTCAGTTGTTATCTTTGCAATCTTACCTTTTATAGTAGTTGTCTTTGCTACCAATACACCAGATTGTGCTCCTAAAAGAACATTCGGTCCACCTGATGGTGGCGGTGGTGGAACTAAACCACCACCCGTTAAGGCGTTTGCGAATGAATTGACTGCGCTATTTAACGAATCGAGTTCATTTTTAATTTCGTCTATTTGTGTAAACATATTATCCATCGCAGCTTTCCACGCTGGTGTTGAAATATTTACATCCGCCGTTCCTGCCAAGATGACTCTATCCTTTTTGGCGTTTAACAACACTCTATCTGAGTTTACTAAGAATTGTGGGTCACCATGAAGGTTTGCTGGTTTTACTCCTAATGAAAAAGGATGTGCTTGACTCAGACTAATTTTTTGTTTGGATGTCATATACAAAGAAGTGTCGTCTTCATTAACATCTTCTATAACAAATTTATTCCAACCACTTGTATTTTGAGTGTTTCTGAAAATTGATATTGGTGAAGTAGAGTCTCCTGTCCAAGAAGGTGATTGTGTAGTCTGTGCATTTGATGGAGTATATCCTAATCGTATTGTTTGTCCAAACCTACCCTCGACAATAACATCACCACTAAATGGTTGTAATCCTGATACATCTTTAACTTCTTCAAATCCGAAATCAAATGAAAATGCTGATGTTGAACTTGCGTTTGCATTTCCTGCTGCAGCTGATGCATAATCACCTGTATCTGCACCGCCAGTTTTTATAGTTGTATATCCTTTTGGTATTGCGTTGTGATTTACATTCTTCTGTAACGATACTGGACTTGTGTAATATAATTTTGGTTTACTTGCAGTTGCAGATGAATCTGAAGATACTCTTGGTACAAGATATACCATTTCACCCACAACAGGTGTTCTTTTTACATTTGTGTCTAAAGGAAATACTATTCGTTCTACTTGACTTTTTCCACTACCAATATTGGTTTTAACTTTAATGGAATATAGTAATTCACTATCGGTATCAGTATACTTGACTTCGGTTACGATGCCAGTCATTATTCATCTCCTGTATCTTCTTGTGGTAGGTCTTTTTCTACTTCTTCTATTGCGTCCATAAGTTGTCGTTTCTCTTCATCAGACAACATATAGTTTCCATCACCTGTATTGTTATCTTTCATCATCCTTTGAACAATTGCCGCTAACTTAACTAATGCGTCATCATTCTTCACGGATATTTCAAGATACTCCTTTATTAAAGGAACAACTACTGAGGCATCATTTAGGTTCTTGACCATTGGTTCAAGTTGTGCTATCAGTAGTTTTATTTGTCGGTCTTTCTTTTTCTGATTAGAATAAATGTCAGACATTATATCTGAAAAAGATTTACCTTTAAATATTTCATCGTCTTTGGTCATTGAATTCCTCGATTCTATG